TTTTCACTATTAACCATTTGGAAACCTCGTTTCATAAATTTTGTTTAAATAAGCTTCCTTTATTTCAGGATTATCGCAGAAAAACTCATCAATTAAATCTCTATTTTCAAAGCACTCTTCAAGATAGCACTTTTTGCATCTACCCTCGTGCCTTTCGTATTCTGAGCGTGGTATCATTGTGTCACATTCGTCGCACTCCACTTCAGAATGATAGTTATTACATTCAGGGCAATCATGATAGCAAGGATAGTCTTTATCTACACAGCATTTGTCAGCCATTTAATTCTCCTCCCTACAAAATATCACTAACTATTTTTTCACCCTTTGCCACGTCCTCTGCTTCGCCCTCAACGTGTACGCCCATCAGAATTTCAGGGCAATAAACACGAGCAAAGAATGCCGACGCGCGGTATGCAAGCATTAACTCAGGCATATTGCTCCACTTAGGGTTTTTCCCGTACCACCCCTCAGCCTTTGCCATTTGAATGGTCACGTCAGGGCCTTCAACGACTTCACCAGTATCAGCCCAAACAGCAGTCAGCCTGCAACCTCGTGTGTCCTTGCCTTTATCTCCGAAATACTGGTGCCTTACATTTCGGAACTTCCCGCAACCCTCGACAAGCGCTTTACAAGCTTGTCCGCTCCAGGAGGGCTTACCCTTGACAACATAAAGGTTTTGCATTACCATCATTGGTGAAACGTTCATTCTGTTTGCCATATCAACTGCAATTGCACAATCAGCAGGCTTATTCTGATATATTTCAGGTATAATTTGTGACGTTGCAAGAGTTTGCGCCAGTTTGTAGCATTCTCTGAAACTCTCTATAAAACTTCCCTGGTGAATTTCTGCCGGAGCTGTTATTTGTTTTTCCTCTGCGGAAATTATTTCATTTGGCACTTATTTATCCCCCTTATTAATTTCAGCACACAAAAGGTCTGCAATTGATTTTATTTTACCTGAGCAACCAGCTTTATTGACCGAAGCTTTAAGTCTTTCAGCAAGCTCTTTGACATCTGCACCAGTTTCGAATTTTTGCAGAACGATAGTATTGCCATTCGTGTATATTTCGACAGGGTCGCCCTCTGCAATTTCATACGTTTTTCTGATTTCCTTAGGAATTACTATTCTTCCTAACTCATCCATTCTTCTTACAATTCCTGTATTTTTCACTTATTTGTCCTCCTCAAAGCTGATTATTTTAATCCCAACAATAAGATTACTTAAGCAATTAATTTCATCTTCGTACTTGCATTCGTCACCGCTTTCATCAACAAGCGTACAGCTGAACCAATAATCTCCGTCATCATCTTCGCTAATGGTTAGGTTGCATTTGTTTTCAAGCACACCGTCCTCTTCAAAACCTTCTAGACTACAAAAGTTTTCTAAGACGCTTCCACCTTTGCAGTTACCACCTAATTGCGTTGTAAAAGTTCCTTTATATTCTCCCATCTGCAAAGTAACTTCAATTGTGTGCCAGCCGTACGAATAGTTTTCATTTTTATAATTATCCATTTATTTGTCCTCCCGTTTAATTAATATTTCCCTAACCTTATCGGGGCTTTCGGTACCATACAATACATAAATTTTGCCTTGAATTGCCTTGGCCGATTTACCTATTTCAGCTTGCATAGCGTCATAAGACACCCCGTTTATGATGTTTTGTATAACCTTTTGTAGCTGTTCGCTCGTCCATTTAATATGGTTGTCCGCTTTTACTGGTCTTTCTTTTAAGCCTAAATCGTTTATTCTGCGTTGTATCGCTCCACACGAACGCTTGAGGTCTTCTGACAACTCAGCATATCCGTATTTATGCCTTTTTAGTAGAAAGATAAGCCGTTCGTCTTCGGCTTTAGTCCATGGTGAATGAAGAAAATTATAGTTTTTTGCATTGTCTATTTTTCGTTGTTCATCAACCCAGGACGGCTCTTTTCCAAGTGCGTTTTTCTCAAGCTTTGTAAAGTCAAAGAAATGTCTATTGTTTTCTGCCCACTTCCAAAAATCTGAAATGCTAACAACTTTAAAAGTGTTTTTATTAACTTTTTTATGCTTCAGAGGGAACCCTCTTTGTTCAACCCAGCTTGTCATCATGTAGCCACTTACACATTTACAGCCTAAAGCTTTGAAAAGGACATTCAGCGTTATGTATTCGCCATTATCAAGAAAAGCGCCTAGCCCAAGCCGTGAAACTTTAATCAGAACTGCATTTTCTGTGCGATTTAGCTTTTTACAGAGTGTAGGGAGTGAAATTCTCCCCCAGTTTTCCTGAAGATACTCATATTCTTTAGCTGTCCAGTTTCTAGAGCTACCCATTGACACCAGTCCTTTTAAATGATATACTGTCATTGTAATTAATAACTGGTTTGCTCTCTAAGCTATTGGCCGTAGCTTGGGGAGCGTTTTCTTTTGCTCGAGTGTTCCAAGCAATAATAGCCTGTTCTTCCGTTGATTTCAATTTAATATCTAATACCCATGCGTTGTGTATATGACGATATTCGGAACATTCAACAAAGTATCCTATATTTGTTTTTCTAAGTTGTGCAGGTTTCCCACAAAACGGACAGGGTTTTAATTCATCAGCCATTTAATCACACTCCATTTCTCTTAATTTTTGAACGTGACTACACTTAAAAATAGTATGTTTATTTGCCTGTAACGTTTGTGGGTTTACTAAAACATAGTAATTACGAGGGGTATATAAATTTGGCTCATTTTTAAATATTTCTTCGCCAGTTTTATGTAATTCGCCTTGCAGAGTGCTTCCGTCAATAATTGTTACTTCAACCGTTTTACCTAAATATTTATCTATCTTATTTTTATCCATTATCTTCACCCTCTTTCCCATGCTTGTCCATCAGCCCTGCACCATATCCTGACACAGCCATTGAAACCAATAAAACTATTGCTATTATTACAAACGCTATGCAATCGCCACTGCTCGGTTTTGGGTTACTGTCAAGGCAGGCAATGTCTAAGAATAAACCGACAATGCTAAGAAAAAATACTGCTGTTAAGAATTTTTTCATTTTACACGTCCTCCTCATATTAATGTGGTTTGATTTTCATTTTCAATTTTTTCGAATTTTTCAGCAAGCCGTCTATTTGCCTTGTACTCATTATATTGCTGACGATATCGGTAACTATCTCCGAATATATTCCAAGCAGCTTTGTAGAGTTTTGGCTCATATTCTTTTAATAGTTCTAAATCATTAACAGCATTTGCGGAAATTGAACAACCACAGCACCCTGTACGCTTAAATCCATAGACTTCGTATGCGTCTGAATATCTGATATTATGGTATTCTTTATACCATTGCTTGTCCGCATCTGATACATAGAATAAAGGGCGTAACCTATATTGACCGTCAGCAGTTTCTGAAAAACACATTGAAGTATTATCCTTTTTAGGCACAGAGCGCATACCGCCCTCGTCCCTGCGTTCACCAGTGATAACCATATCAAATGATTTTTGAGCGTCATGGGCAACGTTCTTTTTACAGTATGTACAACATTTATTGCTCACCTTAAACGGGATTGGATTTTCTTTAATAAAATCAAGCATATATTTTGACGAGTTAATGACTAACTGTATTTCTGGGCGAGGCTCTCCAGCGGAATTGCAACCACACAAGAAATTAATTGTTGTTTCACATCCTGGGTAACGTTCTTTCAGTTCTCTTCTTTTTGCAATTTTATCTTCTGCTTCTGCATATTCATCTGCGATTGATAGAGGTATATTCTTTTTCCGTACCCCCTCCAATCCTGCTGACATAATTTTTGAAACAAAAGGCAATCCATGTTCTCTTGTTGCAAGTACAATGTTTTTCTTTGGTCTGTACTCCTTGATTTCAACACCGTATTTTTCTGATACTTCCTTGACCTGCCTTTTTGTAGCTTCCATTTCTAACCCAGTATTAAAAAAGCAATACGCAACTGGCGGCAAATTAAACATTTTGCGTACAGTTTCGATTAAATCAAGCATTATATCGCTGTCGCTACCACCAGAGTAGGAGCATATCGCATTCGGATGTTGCCATAATCTTTTTGCTATTATGCTTTTAATAGCTTCAAACTTAGCCGCTGGCTCAAAGTCTGCGTAAGCCGGCCTTTCTGTATAAACTCTGCTTTTAAAAGTTTCTTTCATTTTGGCTTCCTTTTCAAATTATTTTAAAAGTTACAGACATACTTGGATATTGAGCCGTGAGCATTTCTTTTGCAGTTTTAATATCAACATTTGCGCCTAATGCCCACTTCACAACGTCACAGTGCTTTTTTCCGTCAAGATAGCACCATATAGTTTTCGTTTTCATTTTACACGTCCTTTCAATAGCAAGCTTGTCCTTTATAGTGAGTTAAGCCTCACTATTTGCCGCTCTTTGTAGCCAAGTAGCCAGTAAATCATAAGCAATCTTGGTTGTCTCATTATAAGGTAATGTATAACCTTTCATGCTCTC